AATTTCTGTAGGAGATGTTTGCGTCAGCTTTAACGCAGTTGGAAGGAAGGGGAACTTTGCCACTACCGTCTAAAGATAATGATTTGTAATTAGTGTGCGTGTTAAAATTCCACCCTTGTGATTGGATAGACATTGAAGTTTCGTTTAGGATATTTATAGCTGTACTTACGTCTACTGTTGTAGTGCCTGTAATACTATTAACTGGTGCTTCTCCAATAGAAGAAAGCATTATGTTTACAGATTGTAACTCTGTAGTTGGGGTAATCTGTGTTGTCATATATCCTTTATTTAAAATTTTTTGTGAAAATATGATGGGGGAAATAAATCCCCCACCAAATAAAAGAAGGGTATTAAGCCGCTTCTTTGATACCTACTGCCGCTTCTGGTCTAAGTACACCATGACCCATAGCGTATTTAGCAACCATTAACGTACCTTGTCTTCTGATTTCGTATTCCTTCTCAACGGATAAATCCATCAATTTAACAGTACCTACTGCTGAAGGGTGCGAAACAAGAGCAACAAAGTTAGCTAAGTTAACTGCTTGAGGTGTTGAACCACCTGCTGTAGCTGAACCTGCCGCTACACCTGATGTCACATTAGAAGAAACAAAATGCGGAACTGGAACTAATTCAATTCCTGCAATTTTCATTACTTTTCCTGTAGATATTCCACCATTAGAAGAACCAGTAAAATCAACATTAACAGCATTTGTGCCGTTAGCTAATTTGTAGTATTCTTCCAATCTCATAAAGCATTTTCTGCCTTCTGTAGGAACATAGTTTGCATCTAACTCTTTAGCCGCATCAAAGATTGCATCAATCATTGCGTTAGCCGCAGTTGCCGCCGTAGCAGAAGCAATGCCTGTATTGACTATGTTAGTTGTTGCGTCTCCACCTGTAACAGATGCCGCCGCTAAACTAGCTAAACCAATAGTTTGTAAGATGTGCTTATCTTTTTGGAAAGCTAATGCTCTACCAATCTCCATTGAATAGCCACTTCTCACATCATAATGTGCCTTAGCTTCTTCTATGTTACTTAGGAAAACACTTGAAGTAAGTAAATCGTTTATTGTGATTACTTTCTCGTTGTGATTTACAGTTGAGCCTGTAATTTCATTTCCTGCTTGGTGATAAGCCGCCGCTATTCTTCCCATTACTGGAAATGAAGCTGACTTACCTGAACTTATTGAACGAACCATATCCGCACCTGATGTTTTCGAAGCCTGTTCGAATGAAGTTATTACTTCACCTGCGAACTGCTTTAAAAACAATGCGTCTTCTGTGCCTGTGCTGTTGGCTTGTCCAAAAGTTGCCGCTGTTATGTTTGCCATATCAGTTTGTCCTTTTGTTATTGCATTGATTTAAAAACCTTCACATAGAACTGTTTGGCATTCAGATTGTCCACCGCAGTGGGTCTAGTCGCTATCTAGTTTTTTGTTTAGGAGTTGCCTACTATAAAGTAAGCACAACTATTTTTCGTCACAAGCAGTTGCCGCTACTTGTCTTTCTTTTCCTTCAACTTCTATATAAACTCCAGTTTCACCCTCTTTATAATATTGAACTTTATCCAAATGCTTTTGACATTCTTGATAAGTTTTAAACCTCTCTTTAATGAGATATTTAAAAACCATTTCTTCGGTTCTAGGGGTTGTTGTGGGGTTTACAAATAGAAGCAATAACGCTTCTATCATACTACTTCTTCTCTTTGTCTTTCTTCGCTGATGTAACAGCCTTTTCTTCAATGTCTTTAATATTTTTAAGACAGCATTTAGTATGCGTTAAAGCATCAAACCTATCTTTTAAAGTATCAATGAAATTGTCGTGGTCTGCCACACCAATAGATTTTAGTAAAAATGTATCAATGACAGCAGTGTGTTCAGCTTCATCAGCTTCATAACTTTTCTTTAATGCGAATAACATCATATTATATCTCCGATTTAGCTAATTTATTTTTAACCATATTTTGATAAGCAGGGTCTTTAGCATATCTAGGGTCTTTCATAGCTTCAGTAACTTGTTGCCAAGACTGATAACCGTCTACACCCATAGGTGTTGCTTTACCTTGTACCAAATTAGGTTCTGAACCATTGATGGCTTCGAACTTTGCTTTCAATCCAACGACTGCTAACTTTGCAGTTTCTAAATCTTTAGAATTAACTGCTGAATTGTAAGCTGTCTTCTCACCGTCAGTCATATTGTCTGCCGCCCAGTTAGACATCTCATTATAAGCATCATTACCACCAACTATGTTTTTTATCTCTGTCGATTGATTATCAGACAAAGCCTTTTGACCTTTTATAAATTGGTCAACATATTCTTTTGGTATTCCTGCTTTTTGCAATGCTTCATAAGACGTATCATTTAGTTTACCTTCTTTGGCATACTCTTCAGTTAGATTATTCATATCTAATCCTGCGTCTGTAACTGCCTTTTCGGCTATCTCTAAAGTATCTTCTTTAGGAGCATCTTCTTTTAAAGTTGCCTTAGACACTGGGTCTATTGCTTCTTTACTTACATTGTCACCAAGTTTCTTTTCTAATTCCTGATATGACTTCGCTAAATCTTCAACTGTGTTGAATTTTTCAGGTAAGCCTTCAGGTTTACTTTGTGTAACATTATCAACTGGGGCTTCACTGCCAGTTTCAGGTGTCGTTATTTCTACTTTGTCTACCATATTTCCTTTTTATTATTGTGGCTTAGTCAAATTACCTGCAACAGCAGGGATAGCTTTTTCTGCCATTTGCATCATTTGGTCATTCTGCACTTGCTCTGCTTGTGCCGCTTGTTCTTCCGCTAGTTGTTCTGGTGATTTTAATAAGCCGTCAGTATCAATACCTAAACCGATAGCGATACGCTTAATCAAATCATCAGGGTTTAAAGCCTGAACCACTTGCGGATTTATCTGTGCTAAGTTTCCTATCTCAGCAACAAATTCTCTTAATTTTTGTAAATCATTTCCTCTACCCAATGCTTCTATTCCAGTAATAATAGTAGGCTCTACTGTTCCTTTAGGTAGTGTGGGAATTTCATTAGCTTGTTCCATTCTTTTCATAAGTATTGCTACTAATGGTAATTGAAACTCTTGAGATAATAATGAATATATTCCACCCATAGAAGTCTCTAATTGTTCTGCCATGTATCTAATTTCTTGTGCTGTTACTCTCTCAGCGTCTCTTTGTATAGCTGTGTGTAATAAGAATGAGTAAGACATTCTTTCTTCTAATTTTTGAACAGACTGTTGTACTACTTGTAAGTCATACTGTTTCTGTGCTTGTAAAACTGTAACATCTTCAGCAGTCCCAGTAATGATGTCACCATTTCTAGTTGTTGCTAAATCTTTTTTTCTAGTTACAGAGTTAGGTCTAACCATGAAAACAATCTTAGATGATGCCGCCGCACTCTCTACAAGTGCTTGTGATAAACTTTCTAATGATTGAAGGTCGCCTTTAAATTCTTCTACATACCCTCTACCATAGTTTTCGTTATCAACTCTAACCATTCTTAACGCTTGGTAGGGCATTCTATCTTTTTTAAATGTACCAATACTAGAAGGAATTTTTATTCCATGTACTTCTTGGCAGATGTAGAATTCGTCATTTTCTAATTTATAAATTCTTGTATATAATTCAACATCTTCATCTTTTTTATATTCAGAATGTTGTATAACCTGTTCTGCAATTTCTTTACCAAGACTTAACACACTTGCTTTTTCTAAAATAATAATTTCTAAAACATTTCCTGAACCATCTCTTTCAATTACATATTGTGATAGAGGGAACACTCTCATGTTTCCTTTTTTAGGTAAGTAAGTTAAGACATTACCACCTACAATAAGATGTTTTAATGCTTCAAACACTGAAACTCTTAATGCTAATGTTTCAATTTTAGCAGAAACTTCTTTTTCAATAATAGATAAAGATTGTTCTACCTCTGTTTTCATTTCTTTATTTTGCTCTAGTTCTTCTTTAGCTTTTCCTGCTATCTTTAATCTGAAAAATGGGGAATTGGGTGGAAGCAAAAGTAAAAGGAGTTTACTTGCTAAATTGTTAACGCCTCTTGCGCCAACTGATTGGAAAGGATTGTATAGTTCACTACTGTTAGTGAAGCCTTCTGGTTTTATTAGAGAGGGTATAGTTAATTCACTACACGCTTCTGCTCTATCTAAAAAATGTTCTCTGTTTTGTTTTAACTTTGAGTATCTTTGTTTTGCTGTGAATGCTGTTGTAACATTACCGTTATACTCGTCCATTATTAAGGAGTTGCGTTAGTAGCTATGTTCAAACCAGAAGAAGTATTTAAAGAAGAAGTGCCTGACTTCTTGATTTTTTTCTTCTTGATGTTTAAATCCTGCTCGTTAGCTTTCACCAATTCAGGGGCTAAATCCTGTGCTTGGTCTGCTCTAACTGGTGTGGGTGCAATAGGTTGTACCGGTGTGGCAGGTATTTTGGGTGACATACACATTATTGTTCTGACCTCTCTTTTAAAGTATTAATGAAATTTACTACGTCTCGCTGACCTGACTTAAAGTAGATAGTTTTAGTATCATCTTTGAGTGAAGCAGACTTTTCTGGGTAAACTTTATTTAGTAGTGTTACTAAATCGTCTACCTTTGTAGGCAATGTTAAATCTTCGTCTAATTTATTCATCTAAAAAGGGAACTTTATTCCCACAAACTCCCTGTGACTGTTCCCTTGTTGTATTCAGTTGCTCTATTCTCAAAGAAGTTTGCATGTTCTACGCCGTTTAACACCCAATCTAACCATGATAGAGGGTTTTCTTTGACCTTATAATTAGGCTTCAAAGACAACTGTAATAATCTTCTATCGGCTATGTATCTTATGTATTGTTTAACTTCTTCAGGCTTCAATCCTCTAATACCACCCATAGAAAATGCTAAATCAATAAACCTATCTTCAAGGTCAACCATCTCTCTAGCTGTTTGATAGATACTAGCTTTGAATTTTTCTGTCCAAATATCTGGGTGTTCTTTAATTATAGAATGAAATAACTTAATCATACTTTCAACATGGTGTGTCTCATCTCTGATGCTCCAAGTAACTATCTGACACATACCCTTCATTCTGCCAAATCTTTGGAAGTTAAGTAGCATTACAAATGAAGCAAACAACTGTAAGCCTTCACCAAAGGCAGAGAAACAAGCTATCTCTCTAGCTAATCCTTCTATTCCTGAACCTTTACCTGTAGATAAATAAGTATGTTTATCAGCCATTTCTTTATATTCTTGAAATGCTTTGTATTCACTATCAGGTAAACCAATGGTATCATTAAGTAATGAATAAGCATGTGCATGATTTGCTTCCGCAGTTGCTATCACAGATAACATCATTCTAATTTCTGGTGGTTTAAATTTAGGGATATATTTATCAAGGTATGCTTGTGCTATATCCACATCACCTTGAGTAAAGAATTTTAATATTTGTCCTATTAAATTTTTCTCTTCCACTGTTAATCTCTCATTCCAATCTCTGACATCTTCGTGCATAGGAACTTCACTAGGCAACCAGTGCATCTTCTGTTGCATGTCATAACTCTCGAAAGCCCAATCGTATTCAAAGGGTTTGTAAAATGGTCTGCTTTTAAATAAACTCATAGTGTCATCATCAATTCTATAAATTCTATTACAACAATCATTCCTAATTCTATTGCTAGAATGCTATGATAGATTGTCCAAAGAACTGTTTGTTTTACTGGTTTCTTTTTATTCTTTTTTATTGTTTTGTGTATATATTTAAAATCATCTGGGTGTGTCATTTCTTTTTTTTATC